GTTCTCAAGCGTCTCCCTGATAAGCTTATCTTCACGGTTACCCGATATTACGGCTATATTTTCATCATCGCTGGCGAGGGGAACAACAGTTCTCGCGGCGGCGGCATTGATGGAAGAAATGCCGGGGATAACCTCGACTTCTATCTCTGGGTGACTCTTCTTCAGCGTATCCAGTATGTGAATGAAAGTCCCGTAGAGGAGAGGGTCACCCACATTTACGAAAGCACAGTCCTTTCCTTTCTCAAGATGCTGCCAGACAGCATCAGCGAAACACTCGATATGGGCGAGCGCATCACCGTGCCCATGTCAATCGAGAACACCGGCGCGGTCGCCCTCGACTTTGAACTGCAGGAAAAAGACAGAGGCTTCACCCCGGCGCTCAGGACCCCGGTCGACGTGGATTGAAGGCCCGCTCGCCCGCCGACTTCAGATCTCAGATCGGTACAGCCTCTTCAACAACGGGCCGAAGCTGAGCCCCTGTACGATGATGGAGAAGGCCACCACCACATAGGTGACCACAACCAGCGCATCGCGCTCCGCACCCGTGGGCAGTGACAAGGCCAGGGCGACCGAGATTCCGCCACGCAGACCGCCCCAAGTCAGCACCTTCACTGCGTGCGGGCCCGAGCCCATGTCGCGCCGCACTCTCAGGAATGACATCGGCAAGCCCACGCTGAGAAGGCGCGACAGCAATACCGTGGGAATCGCCAAGAGCCCGGCTATGAGATAGGGCGCTTTCAACGTCAATATGAGCAGCTCGAAGCCGATCAGGACGAAGAGCACCGCATTGAGGATCTCATCGAGAAGCTCCCAGAACGTATCGAGGTGCTCGCGGGTGGTCTCGGACATGGCCAGGGCGCGGCCCCGGTTTCCGATCATTATTCCGGCCACCACCAAAGCACCCACAATCATCCACTTTGCCTGAAACAAAGTAACTTTTACTTCTTTCATGTCTTTTTGAAGCGTATCAACGCTTTTCACAAGATGATCTTGTTGAGTCTGAAACTTTACTAATTCCAACTCCAAATCGTGAACACTTTTATCGGCCATCAGCACTTCCATCTTTTCCTTGCTTGTCTTAGGCGTGAATTAGGGTCTTTCGCCGCTTTTGGAAACTTTTTCATCTGCCCCGCAGAACGTGCGCAGTACGATTTACGACGTTTCGCGTCCTTGCTACCTTTTTTAACCTTACCCGTAACAGCCCTCTGTAATTTTGAACCCGGGTTTTTCTTGCGATACTCCTTTACCCCCTTTTCCGTCATACCCGCGCCAGACTTCGTCTTTCGGTAATTAGCCCCTTTGCCAGAGGTGGTACGACGTATGGGTTTCTCCTTTTTGGCAGCCATTAAAGGGCATCCCCATTTTTAATGTAGATGATCTCAAAAGCCGCAGATATGTCAAATACAACACTTGCTGAAGACGACACCGCCCGTACTTCTATGTCCGTTTTTTCTGCAAATTTTACCGGAACAATCAAGGTGTTTTCGATGTGCATCCCCGTTGTAAGAGACTTAACATCTTTACTTTGAAACACCTCTCCATAAGGTCTAGCTACCAATGTCAATTTACACACGGCAGGTGTATTAGATGTCGTACCGTTGGAAACATCGTACTGCATCAGATAACCCGTATAGCCTGCGGGTACAGTCCACAACGCCATTAAAGTCTGGTTTGTACCGTCACCGTTAATCGTGGCGTAAATGTTTGCAGGAACACCCGTAGTCACAGTTCCCGTGCCTGCATATATTATACCAGCGTTAGAACCGCCAGAACCTGCGGATCGCACAATCATCCGATTTATACGAAGATAAGACTGTGTGGTATTTACCGCAGTTTGTCCGTTTAAGGTAACCACCTCATTGATTTCATTGTAGTCACCATCCAAGCCAAACAATTCAACAGTTCTGGCCCCTGTCCCTGCCGATGTATCATTGGCAGAACTACTTGAAACCTTTAAAACAGAGGCCGCAGACAAGTATGAGTATAAACCGCCTTGTTGCCATATGGTTTCTGTTGTATTTGCAACTGCCGCATTGTTACCAAACTTGTAAACGGACTCGTGATAAGCAACCTGCCCACGAGCAACTTGAAGCTCAAACGGCTCGCTAGTACCGACCCTAGATATAGAACTTACTTCACGAGCCATGAGAACCTCTTAATTATAGAACACCGTCATAGCGGTGATGTTTGTGAATGCAGAAACATAGATGTCGCTGACACGAATGCCGTCAGACGGAATGTTTACTGAGTGAGAGTCAGACGCGATAAAGTCCAAATCAAGAACTGTAGCACCGCCATTCCCATCTTTGATAGTTAAGCGAGGCGCACCAGTTGTTGTTAGAACCTGTATCTGACGAATACGCGCAGGGCCAACACCCGCTGACCCCGTAGCCGTTAAGCGTTTGGATTGTACATCAGAGCGCATACGTTAGTCCTTTTTCTTTGGCGGACGACCACGCTTCTTTTTAACAGGCTTTTCTTCCCATGCCTCATTTACATCAGGCGTAGAAGGATCATCTGCTTTCAGCGTACCGTCTGAGTTTCGTGCGCGAACTTTCTTTACGCCGATACCACGACGAGCCAGTTCTTCTGCGCTGGGTGGTTCTTTAGGGATTAGTCCCATGAGTCACCCCCTTACGATGCAGCAATAGCAGCTCGAGTATCTACACGAAGCCAATCAGTGCCGTCAGAAAACGCAACGATTTCATCACCTGCAGCACCGTCAGATACATAGATCATTGTACCCGCGCCTGATGTAGAAGCAGATGGAGCTGTCGCAACTGTGTATGCTGTTAGTTTGATAACACCAACAACGTCACCTGTTACGTCACCTGTGAAACCGCCAGTAGATGTCACTGGGCCTGAGAATGTAGTTGAAGCCATAATAATACCCCTTGCACAAGGTTTCGCCTAGCAGTCTGTGCAACGTCAGGTGGGGCGGAATCCTGTCTGCAAGGCTAATGTTGCCCCAAACGCAGAATAGCATACTCCAGAAAAAAAGAAAGGGCTGCGTTAACAGCCCCCTCTAAAAGTTCAATTGAACTTATGCAGCACCCGGTGAACCGTAGATACCTAGTGGGTCAGATACGCCGAATGAGTAACGCTCACGCGCTTTGTAGCGCACGTTACCTGTGTCGAAGTCACCGTCCATAGATGTCGCCATAGCTGTACGCACAAAGTGCTTCATGCCGTTTGGAACATCTGTAGTGATGAAGAACGCATCTGTGTCAGTTAGGTAGTGGTTGACACGGTAGCCTTCAGGGATCGAACCATTCGAACGCAATGCGTTGATGTCGTTATCCGCTGTACCTGTGCGTAGTTCTGTTTGTAGCAAACGAGTCGCCACGAACATAAGCGCAGGTGGAACGATCAACTTGCGTGGGCGAGCTGCAATCAATAGGCCACGTTCGTCAGTGAACGCTGCGATATCGATAACCGCTTGCTCAAGCGATGTTTCGTTCAAGTCGGCTGCAACTGCTGGACGGTTTGAGTTTGTGCCGCCTGCAGTAGTTGGGTGGTCTGTTGCAAACAAGAATGAACCGTCACCTGAAGTGAATGTATCAAAACCTGTGTTCAACAAAGAAGCCGCTTTTACCTGCTTTGTGTACGCCATACCGCGAGCTAGTGCTTTGGTGTAGCGAGCAGATAGTGAATCGTACAGGTTATCTTCCATCGCTTCTTCAGTGATAGAGAAGCCCATTGCAACCGTTTCGTGGTTGTAGCGAGCTGTGAACGATTCTTGTGCATTGTCGTATGAAATAGCTTGGCCTTCAGCTTTCACTGGGGCTGCGCCAAATCCTGACAATTTGACTTCTTCCTCAAAGCTACGCTCTGAGTTTTCAGTTTCGTAAATCTCTGCATGCTCGTTCTCGTACTTGTCGTACTCAAGACCGAATAGAGCATTCAGACCGGGTAGTAGCTCTTTAAGGAGCTGGGCGCGTGAAATAGCCATAGTCTAATCTCCTTATAAGCCAACATTGTTTGTCATCTGGTGTGCGCCCGGATTGAACTTAACAAGTACATCTGGGAACGCATCACTTGCAGGTGACACATGAGCAACGATACGGAATGCCGCTGCTGTAGTTACCACAGTCGCATCCAATGCAGATGTAGAGTTACCATAGGCTGTGTCGCCTGTTGAGGTAGTCTGTGCTGCTGCAAAGAATGTGTTTGTGCCAATTACGGTTTGCGCTCCTGCACCATCAAGCTGCGCTTGGAATAGTACGTTTGGATCGTCAATCACGTAAGCTTTAATCGCACCACCATTGGCTGTGCCTGATGGATAGTACTGAGCCTGAACTGTTTGGCCTGAAGAGTTTACATATTCACAACCTACGAAAACGCCAATTGCGCCAACGCCTGTTGTGCCTGAAATGCTGTTCGTGGTCAGGTCTGCACCTGTACCAGTTGCCAGCGCGATATACCCATCGGCCCCGATGATGACAGCTTGCCCATAAAATAGGTTTGTTGCTTCACCTGCAGGATCGATGAGATACTGGGACGTTGCCCCAGCGTATGGCTTACCATCCGCACTGCGGACGGGCTTTAGGCCATAAGGAGCTGCTGTAGTAGCCATAGCTCTATTTCCTCACAATCTGAGTTTCAACCAAGCAAGCTCCCCCGAAAGGTTACTTGCCAAACGATGATCGTGTGCTTCGCTCTGGATTCAGAACGGGCATACGAGGGTCTGAGTTACGCAAGTAAGAGTTGTCCACAGCTTGCATCTGACTTTGAGCCTGAGCATTCTGTGCATCGCGTCTCGCTTGCATATTTTCGGTTGAGTTCTGACATAGCAATAACCCACCGACCTCAATATTGTCTGTAAATCGAGAATCGATATCAGACACAACTTGAAGGTTTGGATGATCTTCTGCACGAACAGGTGTCCATCCCTCACGAAATCTAGAAGAAACATTCGTGTTGTCACTCTGTCCAAGTGTTGATGTGCGAATCCAACGGTATTCAATACCGGGTCTGGGTTCGGGGACAGGTAACATCGAAGGTCTCGACCATGACACCTTGCGTTGATCCGCTTCGCGGGTCTCTGTAGAGCGTGAGTTTCGGTTCGACATTATTTCATATCCTTCATTAATTGCGCCGCATATTGTTCATTTGACAGACCAAGTCTCTTGGCGAGAGAGACCTGCGTTGAGGTCAGTTGCACTTTGCGTGGTTTTTTGCCACTTCGAGCGGCAGGGGCAACCACGTTGCCAGCTTGACGTTGCGGTGCTGTCTCCTCAAAAGACACATCGTCAAACTTATCTGGGAACACGCGGCGAACCGCGTTGTCAATTTGATTGTAATACTCTTCGCTTCTCGGATCAACACCGTTTCTAACGAGCTTCTCGTGTAGTCCGTAAGCGTACCCTGTCATTTCAGGGTCTTTCTCGAACCAATCATTCTTTGCAGCCCAGTCCAACGCACGTTGATCTGGCTTTGGTGGCTGCGGTGTTTGCTGCTGATACTGCGGCTGTGCTACAGGCTGCTCTCGGCGAGGTTGCGGCTTGTAGTTCTCATATCGAATCTTTTCGTTCTGCAGTATTGTTAGCTTTTCCTGTGCCTCAATTAACGCATCAGGATCGCCAGACTCGTAAGCAGCTTTGTACGCAGCCTTTGCCTTATCAAGCTCTGCAGCTACGCGGCCTTTGGCTTGATTTACAAGATTTTTGACATTGGTAATAAACTCTTCGAAAGAAGAGATGGGTTTAAAAGCAAATTGGACAGCAGATATTTTAAGCTTAGTCATATTTATACCCTCCTATAAAATAACTTGTTTTAATAATTAATTATCGAGATTATAAGCTGTTTTGAATCCTTCGTGAATAGCTTCCATCATTGTTCTAGCTTTTTTGCAGTCTCCTATTTTATAGATTTTAAAGGTAGGGTGGGATGCTTCAATTTTTT